AAGGGCCGGATGGCGAATACTCCGTAATCTGCGTAGACAACTTCAGAGTTTTCTTCTGCTTGTTTTTTATCTGCTGCAGCTTTCTGTGCTTTTGCTGATGTCGTGACACCTAGCTTATTTAGCATTCTCTTGAGTTCTTCGTCGTGGTATTTGTATATATCTTTTTCTTCAAACTTGTGCTGGTTTTGATTGAACAATACAATATGGTCAAGTATAGCTTCGGACATTTCCAGGACATCTGGATCATTTCTTAGTTCGTCTGGATCGTCAACTCCAATGCGGCGGTCTGCTTCTCGAGCATACCACATAAGATACTTTGATACCCCTTTAGGGGTCAACAAGTATTCGATTTGGCGTCGGGCCCAGTCGAGCCACCCGGCGTCGTTCAAGACTGGATATTTGGCTTTTACATCCTTTATTCTTGCTTCAAGGAGGAACCCTGGCCAGCGGGTTTCAATCAAATATTCTTTCCATTGTTTGTTGAACTGCATAAAATAAAACACCTTTTTATACTAAATAGTTAATTAGCAATTGGTTCAATAAAAAATCTGTATCATTATAATCAAAAAGGAGAGGGACAGACATAACATTGTCTTCGTGGTTAGCATAGATTCCCCTAACATTGTCCAAGTCAATATAGAAAAAACAACATAACCAACGCAAGATCCTATAAACCTTGCGGACCAGACAGACTCCATTTCTGTCGATATAATCCTCCATGCGTACCAAAAAAGAATACTAGTAGGAACGCCGATAACAAAGGCAGAGACTATAGGTTTATCAGACCACCAAGTTGAAATCTTCTGCAGGTTAAGTTGAAACCACCCTAGTGCCTGCCCCAAGGCAAAAAGGGATATTCCAATCCAGAGTTTCATTTTAATGTGCTCTTAGATTAGTGTTACCAAGTTGAACATAACCCGCACTAGATAAACCTTTTGATAGAGATGCTATCATCCTTATTTCTTGGGGATTTAAAAATAAATGAGAAACGTCTGCTTCCTCTGCTTGATCACACAGATCCTGCAGATATGTTACAAGTATTTGAGTTGAAATTCTCAACTCCATGAGAGTTATAAGGTTATCACTAGTGTGCTTGTACGTCCCATCATAGTGATCTTTTAAGAATTCTTCTGTTTTCATAAGAAACGATTCGGCAGGCTTCTTTATAAGCTTGATACCTGCCAAGCTGATCTTTACAGGTTCTTTATTTTTTGTTCCTTGTGACATCTTTTTTCTCTTTTTTTGTAAAATCTAACAGATCGGTGTAACCTCCGACCTTTTTAGTGTGGCCCGTCTCAATATCATTTGCAAGAATGATTGGTATAGTTCCTTGCTCGTGAAACTCCTTGTAAGTATCCAATATCTCTCGATTATTGTTGTAATCAAGAAAAAGATATTCTGCGTTGATGGCCTTGCAATAATCCACCGCATACGTGCAAAATTCACATGATGACCTGCCGATTATGATAAATCGGTTAGTCATTGAGTATACGTGGGCCTGGGTTGGCTTTGCTTATTTCTGAGTAGATTTTATCCGCAGTGCCGAAGGCAATGACATCTCTCACTGTATTTCCCTGGTTTACTTTGATTAGCGAAAAACTATCTGATGCGAAAGAAGACTGCTCTGTTAGCAGGAAGTTTTCGGCGCCCTCATAATCAACAATAGATACAATGCTTGAGCTGTTTATATAGATGTTTTTTGAGATTACGTTTCTTCTATAACCGTTGTTTTCAATAATTAATTGCTTTACTTTAAGTAACATTACTTTTCCTTATCCGAATTTTGTAAGTACGAAGGCGCCTACTAGGCCGACGACAGATGTAAAAAGCGTCCATATAAGCCTGGAAGAAGTCTGTTTCCAAGTCTCCAACTCTCTAAGTCTAGCATAGAGGCCGTTGTCTGGATTGTAAACTGCTTCTTTAATTTTGGCTACATCTTGCGACATCTCTTCTTGTTTATTTTGCATGACATCCATGCCGTTGCATATTTTGTCAAGCTTACCTTGCATTTCCAGCATGCATACTCTGCTGTCGTCAACCATAATAAAGCCCTCCTGTTGCTTACTACTAAATAGTAGAAGCTAGTGAACAATGCTGTGATTTGTTAGCAAAAGAGTTCCTGCAACAGATACTGCATTCTTGACGGAGCACCTGGTGACCTTTGCAGGGTCAATCACTCCGGATCTAAATAGATCTTCTTTCTTGTTAGTCAAGAAGTTGTAACCTTCCATGTCTTCACACTCTCCCATATTGATCCTCAACACTTCTGGGTTGTGGCCAGCATTGGAAGCCATTGTGTTGAATGGTGCCAAGAGCGCCTTCTTAATAATTGTAAGGGCAGTGGCCTGCTCCTCGTTATCAAACTCAATGTTCAAAGCTTCTGATACTCTCATCAAAGTCATGCCGCCGCCCAAGACAATACCCTCTTGTTGGGCTGAGTTGACTGCTTCAAGAGCATCTTCGATGCGATGACGCTTCTCAATCAGTTCGACTTCTGAGTTTGCGCCGACCTTTACAATCGCGACACCTGAAGACAGGCGCGTGATTCGGTCTTGCAATCGTTGTGCAGCATGTAAGTCTTCAGTGTCGTTGATCTCGTTCTTGATCTCCTCAACTCTACCTTCAACCTTTTCGTAGTCACCCTCACCATCCACAACTGTGGTGCGAGACTTACTGATCTCGATTGAACGTGCCTTACCAAAATCAATCAGTGATACTTCTGTAATCTTATGACCCATTGATTGCTGAAAGAACTTTGCGCCTGTAGTGATCGCCAAGTCTGACATGATGCCTCTGCGGTCTTCGCCATAGGAGGGTGCCTTAACTGCTGCAACCTTCATCGAGCCACGGATAGTGTTCATAATGAGAGCAGCCAATGCTTGACCTTCGATTTCATCCGAGACAATAATGAAAGGTCGACCTTCTCTGGCTGCTATCTCTAGAGCTGGAAGAATATCATTTACCTGATCAATCTTGCTGTCAGTTATCAAGAACATCGGATTGTCATACTTTGTAAGACCCAATCTCTCGTCAGTAACGAAGGCCCGGGCGGCATAACCAGATGAGAACTTAAACCCTTCTACCAGTTCCAGTGTTGTGTCGTGAGACTTTGCATCTTCGATTGAGATAGAGCCATTCTTTCCCACTTTGTCCACAGCTGTCGCGACTAATTCCCCAATGGTTGTGTCATTGTTTGCGGAGATAGTAGCAATGTGCCGGATGTCTTCTGTTGAAGATATTGGCTTTGCCAAACCTTCAATGCCTTCACACACAACCTCACAACACTTGTCTAAGCCACGTTTGATCTCGATAGGGCTAACGCCCGCTTCGATGTGTTTATTGGCTTGACGCAGGATTTCTCGGGCTAGAATGGTGCTTGTAGTGGTACCATCTCCTGCTTCAGCATTAGTCATGGCAGAAACCTGTTTTACAACCTCTGCACCTGCGTTCATGTGTGGATCCTCGAAGCTCATATTCTGAGCGACGGTTACTCCATCCTTTGTGATAAAGGGCCTCTTATCTTTCTGATGGATGAGAACATTCTGTCCCTTGGGTCCAAGGGTTGTTGCAACATAATCGGCAAGGGTATTAACCCCATCCAGAACCTTGTTGCGAAGGATCTGGCCGTGTTCTAGCTTAGTAGTCATAAAACCTCACTTTATTGTTATACTACTATTATAATGTATTTTGGGGAAAAGTCAAGGACTTTTTTGATTTATTTTGCAGGCTTGAGATCACTCGTTTTTGCGATAATGTCGTTTGACGCCGCTATAGCATTGTCTGCTTGTGACTCATCTTGCAAGCCTCCAGCCATATACGCATATGTGCTTTCTTGGACGTTCTTTACACTTAAAAAGATACCAAAGATTGCATCGTTTATCAAGCCGGTCATCTTGTTAAGCATGGCTTGAGTGTTGTTTGCTCCAACATAAATGGTGCCAAACCCGGGGGCCGACTGACCTTCTGGTAATACTCTCTTATCTGAGAGTTGGTCAACTTTCTCAACCACCGCCTGATTAAGATTGAACTGTTCAGTTGTTAAGTACCCATAAGTTTGCTTGATTGCTGCCTTTCTTTCTTCTTCTGTACGCTCTGGGGCGCCCCACCAAGCTCTAGATTCTTCTATGGAAGCAAAAACGCCTTCGGACTTAAGAAACTGGAGCCTTTCGTCCTTTAGTTTTGATCTTGAGTACATAGATATAACACTGTCTTCGGCGGCTTCGGTCTTTTTGCCGCCGTTATTAGCGTTGACTATTGCCCTGGTTATATTCAGAACCAAGCTATTCTTTCTAGTTGAAGGGTTATTTATCGCCGGGTCTTCCATGTCATATTTCCCTACTTGCTCAAGGCTGGATGCCACAATTGCCATAATCTCCTTAAACTTCTTCGAGTTGGATCCGGGCATCCTAGAGTCGCCCCTTGAGATATATAACGGCTGCAGCTCGTAATCGTCAGGCCTATCTTTTTCTTTCGGATTAGGATCATAAAACAGGAATATATCGTCGTTATCTGACCAGTTTAAGTTCTTTAGAATCTGACTGGCAGTGTCAGCATCTACCTGGACTGACGGGACTTTCGAGTTTAGTACATTGTGTGCGTTCAGCTCTTTCTCAAAAGCGGCAACGAAAACCTGCTCCAGCTTCTCGGGAGATGGAATAGCCGTACCTGGTAGTGTTGCAGCGAAATCTGGCGTCTCTCCAGTTAGAAATTTGATAGGAAGTTGTATACATTTCTGTGATTTGGTCGAAGATTGAGCAAGAATATCAAAAACGTTCTCCAACGTGAAGTCGAATTGGAACCATCTAAGGATTCCGTTGATATCTAGTCCCTCTCTTTGTCCACCTTCAAACTCCTTAGTTACAGCCAAGTATCGCATAAAGGGGTAGTCAAACTCTGGTTTCTGCTCTACCAAATCGTTTGCAAGATCTGTAAAAGAACCACCGACGTGAAGTTTACCTTCCTGGTAAAGCTTCAAAGAAATTGGCATGTTTGTACCATCTGCCCTAGAAATAAAGTCTGCAATGGTACCAGTATTAGCCTTCACTTGCTCGCCCTTTGTAAGAACCGCCAGGAATGCTTCAAAGTTGAAGCCTGCGGAGGCTGCATTAAAGTTAGAAATAACCTTTGTCAACGTCTTGAAAAACACCAAATAGGACAACGCTGTTGCAATCTGCTTCGGCATCGAATTTGATCCTTCAGGAAACATCGACTGCAAGGCAGCGTCAGGATCGTCATAGAAACTAGAAAGAGACGCGATCTTTTCGACAAAATTGTTGCCGCCAATATTCTCCAAAAACTGCTCTAGCTTTTTCCTCTCTGGTCCGGAGACTTGAGTGTCCCCTTCACCGGTAATATTCGTCCAGCCCAATTCTGATACAGCAATCTCAGGGATAGCCTGAAGATTAAAGGATACTCCCTGCTTCTCGTTGAGAAACTGCTCTTTAAGCAAAGAGATTGGGTCTTTTGTGGATTTAAACAACCTGTCTTTCTCTACCTCGTAGACCTCTGCGATAAGACTATATAAGTCCTCGAAGGTTGATACAGTTGATTTGTTACCCTTGTTTGTTGAAAGAAATTCTTTGTGCCAGCTCATTGTATATCTCCTTTATATAACTAGATAATTTCGTCAGCAATTCCCAACTTAATAGCTTCTTCGGCTGAGATGTATACATCACGTTGGGTCTTTAGTAGTTTTTTAATCTTAGCCTTTGTCATCTTTGTTCTGCTGGCTAATGCCTCAATGTAACTGTCTTGAACCCACTTGATCTCTTCTAGTTCATTTTCCATATTAAAGATGGTGCCTCCGGCTCCTGCCAAAACGTTGTGGAGCATGATACGACAATTACGACCTACCTTGCGCTTTCCGGGTGTGCCGGCTGCAAGGATTGGGACGCCAGCGGACATCACCTTGCCTACCCCATAAGTGTGGATGTCGCAAGTGTTCTGCTTAACCATATCCATGACATCCAATATAGAGAACATGTCACTTGCAATGCCCCCATGAGTTGAGACATACATGTTAATAGGTCGAGCGGCCAGCACAGTCTCAGATTCTGGGTCTTCTGGATCTTTCATCATTGGCATGATGGAGTTATTCTCAAGATATAGTAGTGCTGCAACAACCTCGGCGCCTTTTCTTTCCGATATATCTCCATAAAGGCTTATAGTCCTTAGTTCCGGGGTGTAATCCACAGGAGGCTGTATGTTGTTTATAATGACAATCTGTTTGTCTTCAGTGTATCTGACATCATCCAGCGATACTGGCGTCTTCAATGGAGCATCCTTTGTCTTTGTTTTGCTCTTTTTTTTCTTATTTTGTTTTTTATCAGTCATGTTATCTCTTTCAAGTTTATTATATTGTTGTGTTTTAGCTCTGCCACTAGTTTAGTAAATTCTTCTTGCGCGCAAAAAGCTTTCCTAAATATTAAAATCTTCTTCTCTTTCCTCGAATCAACTCCCTCTGCAACATTAAACCAACCCTGAAATGCCTCATAGAGTATTTCAGATTGCTTCGGGTCGCAAGAAATCTGTACATTGTATTCACCTTCTTCTGTTTTCCAATAGGAACCTTCTATCAAGACACTCATAACAAACACCTCCAAAGCAAGTTAGCGTTTGTTATAAATATCATACCAGATTTCCTTTGGAATGTCTATAAAAAAAACCCCAAAGTTTTTAACGCTTTGGGGTTTAGAAATATAAACGAGTGATAAAGTATTTTACTTGCGGTTTAGTTTCTCTTTTATAATTCTCTGCGTAACCCTCTTAAGGATCTCCTGTACAATTTCGTCTTCTTCCTCATCTGCAGGAGCGTCGTCCATTTCAGGTGCCTCTTCTGCTTCTGGCTCCTCTTCCATGTCCATCTCAGGCTCTGGCTCCATGTCCATCTCAGGCTCTGGCTCCTCTGCGTCCATTGCAGCCTTAAGGCGCTCACCTAGGTCGATAAGAAGCTGTGCCTCTTCTTCTGTTAGGCTAATGTCAGCATCGCCCATTTCTGGCTCGCCGCCCATGTCCATCTCTGGGTCTTCTTCCATATCACCCATGTCGACGTCCATTTCCATATCTTCTTCTTCTTGCTCAGTTACGACTTCTTCGTCAACTGTTTCTTCTTCTTCAGTCACAACATCTTCGTCAGTAGTTGTTGTTTCTTCGATCTCTTCCTCTTCCTCTTCACGCTTATACTTCATGCCCATCTCGCTGATGAAGTTGTTAGTCATAGACTCTACGTTAGCCAACTTCATGAAGCGGCGGATCGTATTCTCGTTAAGTAATTTGTTATCACTCATTTAAAATTTTCTCCTTTTGTATACAAAAATGGTGTAAAATACAATAATAAATAGTCTTTGTTGCTTATAAAATCATTTTTTTATTCTCTTCGAAAGTTTCTTGAGAGCTTGCTTTTCTATCTGGGAAACTCTTACTAAAGAGATGCCTAGCCTTTTTGAGACTTCATCCAATGTCATAGCACCGTGCTTCTCTATAGCGACATAGATGCAGTTGTCGTCTTCAGGATAATCTATCCAGCTTCTACTCTCTTCTTCTTCGCAATCTTTTTTACTCATTTTATTATTCAAAGTCCTCTTCAATTAAATCGTATATAAAGTTTTTTTCGTTATTAGAAAGGCCGAGTTCGCGGAGCATCTGCTCCCCTTGTTCAACCTCTTTTCTACTGTTTTTTCTCTTTTTCTGACCCATTGTGCTTTTAGCCTCTTTTACTTTTTCAATGACTTTGGTCATGTCTAAGTCATTATTGACATACAGATCAACTAGGCCTCTGAAAAAGTTGCCCTGTGTTAATCTGTCATATCTCAGTCTGATTAGCATCCTTGCGTGTTGCTCATCGTCCTCCTCAAAAAAGACCTTCTTTATTGTCATTTTTTTAGAATGTGCGTGCTACTCTCCACTTGGCCAGCTGCAGTCTGCTGTATGAACTGTGCCTTGGCTTGTAGCTCTCCTATAGTGCGAGCACCAGAGTAAGATAACCCTGACTTGATGTTTTGTTCAAGTTTTTTCAGAGTATCTTTTACACTGCCCTTGTAGGTGATCGTAGTGGATATGCCCTCTAAGGATCTAGCTTGACCTCTCCATGCAACTTGAGCTTCAACGCTGGCCATGCCCCTGTAGACTTTGTACTTCTTGTCTTCTGTTGTACTTAGGATGTCTCCAGGGCTCTCATCTGTGCCAGCCAACATAGAACCTAACATAACTGCATCTGCTCCAGCAGCTAAAGCCTTGACAGCATCTCCTGGGGTTTTTATTCCTCCGTCTGCGATTATAGCTGCGCCGTCCATGGATGCACAATCTAAAACAGATTGGAAGGTTGGCACACCGTGACCAGTCTGTATCCTCGTTGAACATATAGATCCACCTCCGATGCCTACCCTTACAGCATCTGCCCCCCAGGATGATAAATCATGGTATGCACTAGGTGTGGCTATATTCCCTGCAATCAAAGTCACTTTATCCCCGAATTTATCTTTAAGGGACTTTATCGACCTCTCCATTAGTGAGTGGTGCCCGTGAGCGACATCAACACACAGGATCCTTGCCCCGCAGTTATAAAGTAACTCTGCTCTCTTGGTGTGCTCCTCTGTTGAACCGATGGCCGCGGCAAGGTTATTTGCTGCAGCTGACGATTCTTGCTCTAAAATATCCCGGGCAGCAGTAATCATATTAGATTGTGAGCCGGGTCCATTATACCTATGCAATATTCCAAGTCCGCCTAGGCGAGCCATTGTAAGCATCATCTCTAGTTCAGTTACAGTGTCCATTGGGCTAGAAATAATAGGCAAACGAAAACTATGATTACCTATCGAAGTCTGCAGACTTACTTCCTGCCTAGATTCAATGTCACTCTTGAGTGGGACCAATAAAACGTCGTCAAACGAATAAGCTTGTTTAAACTTCATTTTGCCAGTCCTCTTCTGTGCCAAAACATGAAGGACAAAGAAGATCTATATTTTCGCTTTTCTGATTAATTTTCCAGTCATCGATCTTCTCGCCCTGTTCTGGAGCATAACCGCAAGCAGAACAAGCAACAAGCCGCTTAAACTGCTTCATTCTCTTTTTGAACTCTTTCATAAAAGCATTTTGCTGCTTTCTTTTGATCTTCCTTGTAGCTGACATGTTATTCTCCTGTGGAGCCTAGCGCTCCGTCGCCTCTATCTGTTTTTCTAGAATACACCTTATCTTCATCAATTTCAACCATAATCGGCACACTAATAGGAATAAATACTCCCTGGGCTAATTTTGTGCCTGGTAAAATTGTTTGTGGGTGCTGTCCGATATTCTGTAAATTAACAAATACTTCCCCATTGTAGCCTCGATCTACAACGCAAGCACCTGTAACCAGTTGCCTCTTGGATGCTACCCCAGATTTATTCATTAT